ATCAAGGTATTATAGGTAATCAAGGTATTATTGGTAATCAAGGAGATATTGGTAATCAAGGAGATACAGGTAATCAAGGAGATACAGGTAATCAAGGAGATACTGGTTCTATTGGTAATCAAGGAGATACAGGTGCTCAAGGTATTATTGGTAATCAAGGAAATACTGGTGCTCAAGGTGTTAGAGGTACTCATGGATTTCAAGGAGATACTGGTGCTCAAGGTATTATTGGTAATCAAGGAGATACTGGTGCTCAAGGTGTTAGAGGTACTCATGGATTTCAAGGAGATACTGGTGCTCAAGGAGATACTGGTGCTCAAGGTATTATTGGTAATCAAGGAGATACTGGTGCTCAAGGTGATATTGGTGCTCAAGGTGATATTGGTGCTCAAGGTATTATTGGTGCTCAAGGTATTATTGGTGCTCAAGGAAATACTGGTGCTCAAGGATTTGTATCTGGAAGTGTTTTATATGGAGAAATGACAGAATTTGCACAAACATCACCAACTATAATTATGACAAATGTAAATACATGGTATAATTGGGCTGACCCTTCTATTAATTTTGGGTTAAATAGTGGTATTACATTTACTCAAGGAGTTAGTGGAGAATTAGATATTTCTAATAATATATTACCATCAAGTTTAGATACAACTACAAGTAGTGGAGTATATCAAGCAATAGTTATTTTTTCAATTAGTGTTAGTAGTGGAGCAGATATTAAAGTATGTTTATCAAAAAATGGAATACCTATTCCAGATACTGATGTAACAAGAAGTTTTCAAAATACAAATAGGTCGGGTGCGTTTAGTATTACAACATTAATAGATGCTAATTTAAATGATAAATATGGAATAATCATACAAACAGATACTTTAGGAGCAGGAGTTCAAGAAGTTACAATCGATAATATATCTTTTAATTTAACAAAATTAGTTGGTATTGGAGATACAGGTGCTCAAGGAGATATTGGAACTCAAGGTGTTACCGGTAATCAAGGTGTTATTGGTAATCAAGGAGATACTGGTGCTCAAGGTGTTAGAGGTACTCATGGATTTCAAGGAGATACTGGAGCTCAAGGAGATACTGGAGCTCAAGGAGATACTGGTGCTCAAGGAGATACTGGTGCTCAAGGTATTATTGGTAATCAAGGTATTATTGGTAATCAAGGAGATACTGGTGCTCAAGGTATTATTGGTAATCAAGGTATTATTGGTAATCAAGGAGATACTGGTGCTCAAGGTGTTAGAGGTGCTCAAGGTGTGATTGGTGTTCAAGGAGATACTGGTGCTCAAGGTGTGATTGGAGCTCAAGGAGATACAGGTGTTCAAGGTGTGATTGGATCTCAAGGTGTTAGAGGTGCTCAAGGAGATATTGGTTCTATTGGTAATCAAGGAGATACAGGTAATCAAGGAGATATTGGTAATCAAGGAGATACTGGAGCTCAAGGTGTGATTGGAGCTCAAGGAGATACAGGTGTTCAAGGAGATACTGGAGCTCAAGGTGTTAGAGGTGCTCAAGGAGATATTGGTGCTCAAGGAGATACTGGTGCTCAAGGTGTGATTGGTAATCAAGGTATTATTGGTAATCAAGGTATTATTGGTAATCAAGGTATTATTGGTAATCAAGGAGATATTGGTAATCAAGGAGATACTGGTGCTCAAGGAGATACTGGTGCTCAAGGAGATACTGGTTCTATTGGTAATCAAGGAGATACTGGTGCTCAAGGTATTATTGGTAATCAAGGTATTATTGGTAATCAAGGAGATACAGGTGCTCAAGGTATTATTGGTAATCAAGGAGATACTGGTGCTCAAGGTATTATAGGTAATCAAGGTATTATTGGTAATCAAGGAGATATAGGTGCTCAAGGAGATACAGGTGCTCAAGGAGATACAGGTGCTCAAGGTGTGATTGGTGCTCAGGGAGATACAGGTGCTATTGGTAACCAAGGTGTTATTGGAGCTCAGGGAGATACAGGAATATCATATAGTAATGCATCCGTATCTTTTTTCACAGATTTAAATGATACATATGGAGGTGGTATATTGAATCCAATGTCTAATTCATTTGATATTGATTTAAATATAGGACCTGTTTATGGTTGGCCAATTTTACCACATGGAACAGGAACATATTATAATATAACTGGTAGATATATTAATGGTGTACCTACATCAACTATTGGTGCGACATATGGAGAATATATACCAGGAACTACTACATCATTATCTGGTGAAATATTAGCAGGTGCTATTAATTATCAAAATAATTCTGGAATAACTCATAATGTATATTTAGCCAATTATGGAAGCGCAAGTACATTTGGACGTATACTAATTGGTACTACAAGTATTTCAACATATGGTTCACTTGAAGTATCCAGTGTAATTGGTAGAGGAATAACAATAGCACCTAGTGATTATATAGGAATATATGTAGAAGACCCAAATGGTGGTGGAAACAATCCACCTGAACTATTAATTGAAGGAACAATATATTTTTCACTTTCGTAATTAATAATGTTTTATTGTAAAATATATATATTATATATTATTAGAGAGTTATTGTTAATTATTTTGAGAATAATTATTACTAGATAAAAAGTATTAAATAGAAGATAATAATTTAATATAATGAAATTATTATATTCAAAAGATATTTGTGGCAATGATATATTACTTGATGAAAGTGGTAAACATCAAGTTATGATGGAATGGGAAAAACCATATATGGAATATTCTATTGATATGTTAAAACCATTTGGAAGAGTACTAGAAATAGGATTTGGAATGGGATATTCGGCAACAAAATTATGTGAATTTAATGAAGTAACTGAATATAATGTGGTAGAATGTAGTCCAGTTGTTTGGAATAAATTTGAGTTATGGAAAAATGAAACATTAAAAAAAAGACCAGAATTAAAAATTGAATTAATAAAAGGTAGATGGGAAGACGTATTATCTAAAGAAACCAATGGTTCGTATGATAGTATTTATTTTGACGATTATAATGGAGAAGCTATACATGAATCAGCTACTAGATTTCCTAGATTTTTTTGTAAAATGATAAAAGACCATGTTAAAAAAGGTTCAAAAATATGTGCTTATAGTACTACAACTCATAATAAGTTTGATATAACAGGTATACGTTACGAATTGTTTGAATATAATATAGATATTCCTGAATATTGTAAATATGCAAAAGGGGATAAGATGTATGTACCAATATGGAATATAGAACACGAAATTAGTGTAGAAGAACAAGAAAAAATATTAAACCCATTAAATCCTACACAAGAAAAATTCAAAGAACAAGCATTAAAAGCAAAAGAGTATTATAATAGACCAAAAACAATATACTGTAATTTAATGGTGATAGATAATTTCTACAAAAACGCGAAAGAAACACGCGATTATATATTGACACAAGAATTCAAGGTTCGTGGAAATTATCCTGGACAAAGAACCACATCAAAGGCAAATATTCATTTAAAGGAAATGATTGAAGGATATATTCATCATTTTGCTGGGAAGATTATTGATTGGCCAATGAGTAATGATACATATAATGGTTCATTTCAATATACAACAAGCCGTGATCGTAGTTGGATACATAATGATGGATGGAATAATTGGGCAGGTGTATTATATTTGACACCAAATGCACCAGTTACTTCAGGGACAGGTATCTTTCGTTTTAAAGACGGAACAAGAACTGTACATGAAGCTGAAGCACGTGGAAATAAAAAAATATTGGATGAAAATTCACAAGATTATACTAACTGGGAATTGGTTGATAGAGTTGGTAATGTGTTTAATCGTCTTGTTTTATTTAATTCAAAACAATATCATGCTAGTCTAGATTATTTTGGAACAAATAAAGAAAATGGACGGCTATTTCAGGTTTTCTTCTTCTCTACAGAGAGATAATGAATAAATAATAATTAATTTATCTTTTAATTATTATTATTATTATTATTTATTTAATATGGTATTTAATATTGATTTATTAAAAAAATCATTATATTCTAATTGATTTAATTTTGGATATTTATTAACAAATTCTTCATCTAATTTATAACTAGTTTCTGATAATATATTGAAACCTGCTTCTAATAATCTATCACACCGAATATGTTCGAAAATATTAATTGCCATATAATTATATTCAGCATGAATATTTAATATACATTTACATTTTGCTAATTCAATATCACGTATATTCCCCCATCCTATAATTTGATTAACTTTAAAATTTTTATTAATATATTCTATTACAAGTTTTCTTCGTGGATGTAATATTTTATTGTCTTCATATGAACCAGAACCACAAATAATACCAAAATCGTATTCTTTTTTTGTATTTTTATTTAATCCAGTTAATGAATTAATCTCATTTTCATTACATTTATATGGTAAATACTGTTTTTCTATAATATCGATATCATTTTCAAATAATATTTTTAAATTACTGTTACTATAATCAAAATATTTTATTAATGGATATAAATTCAAAATATTTATAACATTATCTAATCTAAAACGAAGATTTAATGCTTCAGTATTTAAAAACCCAAATTCCGTATTTGGTAATTTAGATATTAATTCACTATCAAATATGTCATATACAAATGTTATTTTAGAAGGTTTATTTATTAAGAGTTCATCTCTATTATTAGTTAAATAAATAAAATAATCAGGAAAAATATGGTTTAAGTTATCAATATATTGTTTGACCATTATACCAAGAAATTGCGAAGAATGATAAAATACCCATTTTTTTTTATTAGATTCTAGCATATTATTCCATTGTATTGCTCTATTTTTCCATGAACATGTCATGGCATATTTTTTACCATTTTCTCTCAATAGTGTTTTTTTTTCGGTTGTTAAAGCTAGAATAGTTTCTAATTCTTCACCTTGTTTTACATGTATTCCATAATTTCCTATTGTATCATTTAACCCAGCATTAGGATAATATATACAGATTACCTGACTCATTAACATTTCTAGTCCAGTAATACATGAGGATTCATCTACAGTATTCGTATATAACCAATATTCAGATTTAGACATTAATTCATATAATTCGTTTGTATTCAATTTACCATGGTGAGTAATCGATTTATTTGTTAATATTATATCATTCATTTTAAAATCTTCATTTGATGATGGAAAATGATGATAAGAACAAATATCTAATGTTGCATCAGGTATAGCAGATAATATATCATTCCACATATTCAATAAAATGGATAATCCACGGTCACTACAAGACGACCATATAAATTTATTTGGTATTTTATTGTTATTATAATTAAAGTCATTTATTTGAATACCATTATTTATAATTCCTATTTTATTTTTTATAGATGGATAAATTCTTGATAATTTATTTTTATGCCACTCAGTTAGTCCAATTAATCCAGTAATATTTTTATTATATTTTATTAGTATATTGTTAATATTATATCTATCTTCATGACTATTATTCCAAACACGATTTATTAAACCATGACTATCGTGACTACATATATATAAATTTTTACAAGAATAAAATGGATAATCTTCAAAGAAACAAAGAAATCTGGATATTATAATTGTATGAAATGTTTGTGTATTTAATAATATATGTAGTTTGGATACATTTATATATTCAACATTATCAACTATTTCATCATTAACATCTCCACATATAATAACTTTATATTTGGATGATAATTCTTTAGCTAGATATGCCATTGCTTTTTCTGAACCTCCAATAGAATTATTTTGTAAATACGTATAATTCCATAATGTATTAGAAAATCCAGTATAAATTAAAATTGTATTATTGTCGTTATTTGTATTATTGTCGTTATTTGTATTATTGTCGTTATTTGTATTATTCTCACAATTATTATATATATCAGCTGTATGTAACATATTTGTTTTATAAAACAACTCATCATATAGAGGAGTATTATCAATTGTAAAATCTTCATTCATTTCTTCTGTTTGTCCATTATTTGTATTTATATATTCTATAAAATTATTAAATTGTGTATCTAGTATGGTATAATCTATAATTTCATCATCAATATATTCATAATCATATACTTTAAAATAATGTTCCATATTTTCTTGTGTTCCATTTAATCTTTCTTTCACAGCACCAAAATTATTGTATAGAAGCGGCAATCCAGAATTTATTATTTTTGTAAGTAAATAACTATATGTTTCTGCCCACTCATTTAATAATAGAAATCCATTAATATTATATTTTCTTATATAATCATAAAATTCATTTTCTTTATAATAAGGAATATTTTGTCCTACTATTTTAAATTGAATAGTGTTAGATTCAAAATTATCTTTTAAATAATTAACATACATTTCACCTTTAAATTTACAGAGAGGAGAGAAAATACCTATATTAATACATTCATCTTTAATTTCAGGAATATTCTTAATTTCACATCTAATTTTATAATCATTTGGGTAAAATACGATAAAATTAGATGTGTTAAAATACTTTGAATATACATTATAAGTGAATTGTGAATTAAAAATTACTTTATCTGATAAAGATAATAGTTGTTTTATATTATCTGATACGTTAATATCATTTTTTAAATAAGCAGATGGTATGTCATATGTATATTGATGTTGTTCTTGACAAAGCCAAATAAAATCATGTATAGATATTGTTATTTTATAGGAATATTTATTATACAAATTAATGATATCATTAATTTCAATATCACAATTCAATAAATTTTGTATAAATAATATATCATTTTTGCTATAATTATTGTTATATAACATTTCTTTGTTTTTTATATAAATATATTCATAATTATTGTACAATTTTATAATATCATTAACATATTTATCAACACCTCCTTTAGTATTATTATGAATAATAAAAATTCTATTTTTTGTTATAATTGTATTTTCATAATTTTCATAATTTTCATAATTTTCATGATTATTTTGTATAATTTCATAGTGACAATTATCGTTTTTATATAACATTTTAAAATAATTTACGAGTTCTTCATTAGAGCAATCTAAGTAAGAATAACATTTCATTTTATCAAATCCCAACGATTCCAATTTATTTTGTAAAATTTCGAGTGATAGTGTATTGCTTAAAAATAAAAAATCATTTCTCTCATTTTTGTATAATTCTTTAATTCTTATATTGTCAATAGCATCATTAATAATACAATATTGGTTATCATAATCCAAATTAATTCTAGAGTTCATTTTTTTATGCTGATAGTGCGCTTCTCTTTTCCAAATACGTGAATGATTATTAATATATTGTTCATCTTCATAAGCATCTAATTTTTTCATTTTATCATGAACTTGATATTTATTGTAAAACATGGGACTAATATATTTAGGACCAATACGATTAATTTCTGAATTTCTGATATTAGAAAAATTATTACCTTCATTATTCATGTATTGAATGTATTGTGCTTTATTATTTTTAACAACCTTATATTTACTACAACATGTTCTAAGAATAATTTCATAATCATCACATATAGGCAAAAACTCGGAATAACTTTCAAGTTCCATTAAAACAGAACGTTTCCAAATACGAGGATGATTTGGCAAACAAACCAAATGACTTAATGTAATATTATTAATATTTGGAGTATTATAAACATATACCCATTTACCATTATTTTTTTCAGTATAATATCCACCATAGCCTTTACTAATAAAATCGCCATATCTACAGTTTGTTCCATCTCTATATAAATGAATAGTATCTGCATATATAAAACCAATTTGGGAGTCTGATTTAAAAATATTATAAGAATCCATTAAACAATTATTGAATATTTCATCATCATGGTCCATTTCTAATACATATTTACCACGACATAATGATATAGCTTCATTTTTAACATTTCCGATATTTCCACTATTTTTATCTCTCTTATATAATCTAACACGATTATCATGTGATAATGTTTCTTTAAGAAAAACAAAATGAGTATCTTCAGGCGTATCATCGATAATAACCCATTCCCAATCTTTTAATGATTGTTTTTTAATCGACTCATAAGCAGTATTTATATAATCATAACTTTTAAAACATGTAGTAAATAAAGAGAATATAGGTCTTGTTTGTTCTCTATTATCAATAACATTTGTTATATAACAATAATTTACATTATAATTAAATTCATCAATATTAGATATATCTGATTTATGAAACCATCTACTAGAAAAACGAGATGGTATATTTGATGAAATATAATCATATTCTTCATAATAATCGCCATATGTAACTAATAAATGATAATTAGGATTATATAATTTATTCAAATCATTGATATCATTTGTAATTTGAATAGAACACATAAGTGAATCTCTATTATTTTCTATAAAATTGTCAATTTGAGAATAATTATTATGTCGAAACAATATAACTAATGGATATTTAGAAGTAGACATTTCTATAATTAATAGAGTAATAATTGTTTATATATTAATTTATTAATTATATTAGAATAAAAAAAGATATATACTATATAGAATGTCATTTACTAGATTTCATGATGACCCTTGTAGAATAAAAAAACAATTACAAGAAATCACTGGTCCTGGTCGTTATATGATTAATAAACCAGGATGGGGTGATAAACCATGTTATATGTCAGACCCTTATATGAGAATACAAGAATGGGGAGGTAATTTACGAACAAATACTACTAATCTTGAAAGTGATTTAATGGGGTTAACAAGAACATTAACAAAAGATTGTGATAAAAATAACTATAAAACAGAAGCTGTAAAATCTAACGCAATAACATATTCTACATGTTCAACTATTACGGACCAATCACGTGTTACTGACCCTGCTTGGATGTATAGAGATTTAGAACAAGTGAAATGGGACATACTACCTTTAAATCCTCAAGAAAATACTTGTAAACCATTTCAAAATAATTTAAATACTAGACTTTTAGAAAAAGATTATTTTGTTGCGGATGTTCCATGTATTCCTAGTAATAATGGAAGTGTATTATTATCTAGTAGTGCTTTTAGTGGATTTGGTAATAATATAAATGTAAATAATTGTACAAAGACACAAACTTGTGGAGAAATAACACAAAAATAATATGTTATGTAATATTTTTATAATAAATATATAACATATATATAAATGGAGTTAGCCATACCACTAGTTGCATTAGGAGCATTATATGTAGGCTCTAATCAAGGAAATAAAAAAGAAGGATATGAAAGTATGGGGAAACAGGTGAATGCATTACCAAATAATAATGTACCCCCTGTAAATTATCCAGTATTAAAAAAAGTTAAGGATACTAATGTTAATAAATATAATGACCCAAATACAGTAACAGATAAATATTTTAATCCATCTATATACGAAAAATACAAAAATGGACCAGACCGATTCGGAGATACATCAAAAACAAATGATTTTAAAAGTATTACTGGTAATAGTGTAAATAAAGATGATTTTAAACACAATAATATGGTTCCTTTTTTTAAAGGTAAGAATTATGGAAGTACGAATAGTCCAAATATTGCTGAACCCATTTTAGACAATTTGAATGGTACAGGCAGTCAAAGAATAAATAAACAAGAACAAGCACCATTATTTGCTCCACAAAAAGATGTCAGATATGCAAATGGAGCTCCAAATCAAAGTGATTTTTATCAATCCAGAGTTATACCAGGAAGTAAAATGTCAAATGTTAAATTATGGAATGAAGAAAAAGTGGGTCCTGCTTTAGATGCTGGGTATAATACTGAAGGAGAATTAGGATATAATTCTGGAATGGCAGCCAGAGAGAAATGGGTCGATAGAAATGTCGACCAACTTCGTGTAGAAACAAATCCAAAAATAACATATAGTTTAGCAAATCACGAAGGTCCAGCTAATTATTTTAATAATGCTCCCGCAACTGTAGAGACGCAAGGTAAAGTTGAAAAATATCTACCTGATAAATATTTTGTTAATACTCCTGATAGATGGTTAACAACCACTGGTTTAGAGAAAGCTCAAACTGTAAGATCAATTGAAGTAGCCAAAGATGTTAATAGAGCTACGACTGGTAGAGAATATTTCGGTGCTGATTCGAATAGCGATGGTACAAAAATGTATACTCCGGGCGAATATGAACAACCTAAAAGACCTCAATTAGAAGCAAACGCAATTACTAATCCGAATAGAGTAGGTAGTGGTGCTGCGTCTTCTAATGACTACGGAATACATGGATATAAATCACTTCCTAATAATAGAACTACAACAAAACAAGATTCTGAGTTTGGTATTGTCGGTGGATTTATGAAAGCAGCAGTTGCTCCTTTATTAGATATATTAAGACCATCTAGAAAAGAAAATGTAATTGGTAATATAAATCCATCTGGTAATGTTCAATCACATGTTGCTGCTGCTCGTGTTTGGAATCCTGCTGATAGAGCACCTACTACTATAAAAGAAACAACTGTTGGACTATTAGATAATAACCATTTAAATGTGGAAGGTCAAAAAGATGGCGCTTATATTGTAAGTGAACAACAATCAACTGACCAAGAAAGAGATACTACAAATTGTGAATATTATGGAGATGGTGGTAATAGTACTGGTGTTGCTTTATATAATGCCGCTTATAATCAACGTAATAATGTTAATAAAACACATAAAAATAGAGCAAATCAAGGGGGTATGTCTATGTTAAACCATGAACAAAGTGTTCAAATTGATAAAAACGACCAAGATAGATATAACAATAGATTATGGGTTAGAAATGGTGGAAACGGTGGAGTAATACCTTCTGTCGAAACACATGGAAAAGTAAATGTTCCTCAATCTTATGATAATTGTCAAAATTGTGATAGAATTAATCCTGATATCTTAACAGCATTTAAAGAAAATCCATATACTAAAAGTTTAAGTAGTTATTAATTTTAGTAATTATATATATTATAATAATTAGTTAAAAAGTAATTAATTATTAATAATAATAACAATGTCATTAAAAATACATACAAATATAATTGATAAATTAGATAATTATATAGAAAATAAGAAAATTCCAAATATTATTTTTCATGGAGAAACTGGCTCGGGTAAAAAAACCATATTAATTGATTTTTTAAAAAAAGTTTATAAGAATGATAATGATAATTTTAAAAAATATATAATGAAAGTTAATTGTGCTCATGGTAAGGGAATTAAATTTATAAGAGAAGAACTCAAATTTTTTGCTAGAAGTAATATAAATATACAAGAAGGTTCTATATTTAAAAGTATTATATTATTAAATGCTGATAAATTAACAAATGATGCTCAATCAGCCCTAAGAAGATGTATCGAATTATTTAGTCATTCAACTAGATTTTTTATAATTGTTGACGATAAATATAAATTATTAAAACCTATATTATCTAGATTTTGTGAAATATTTATTCCACGACCAATTATTAATAATAATGAAATAAACCTTCATGAATATAATTTAAATTTAACGTTTAATAGTACAAAACTAAATAAGGATAAAAAAACTAAATTTAAAATTTTCTTCGATAAAATAAAACATGAAGATTCGTATGTAATAAGTGAATTGTTATATGAAAAAGGTTATTCAGCATTAGATATTGTAGAATATATTAAAAATACTCATATTGATGAAATAAAAAAATTCGAATATTTAGTGTATATTCAAAAAATAAAAAAAGAATTTAGAGAAGAAAAATTATTGATGACATGTATACTTCATTTCTTATTAAAGCGTTCGGATTACAAATTAGAAAATATCACATTTATGTAAATGGACGATTATTCTATATCTAGCCTTCAAGAATCACGAAATGAATGGTGTTCTAGACTTATTAATATACTAACTCCTTTAGTAATAGAAGGTTTTAAATCTATTTTTGAAGAATCGTGGAAATTATGTGAAGAAAACCAAGAATTAGATAAATATCTTATGACTTTTCAAAATTTTTTAATGAGGATTCCAAAATGGAACCATAATATTATAACAGAAGAAACAAATAGAATTGTTGAAAAAAGTAATTGTGGATATTTAAATGATTTAATTAGTTGTGTTCATATCATACAATTAAAAAGTCTAACTTGTATGAGAGTTGGAAATAAACAAAAAAAAATAGATATTAATGTTCCTTCATTAGACCAATTTATTCACAACGTCTATATTAATAGTGCTAGAAAATTGTATACAAATATTTATTTATTTGAAAAAAATATTTCTCCACTAGAAATTCAAAAACATAAGAGAGAAATTGAATTAATTATTAAAGAACAAATATTAAATTCGATTCGAGATAATATTCCTGTAGAAAATATATTAAAAGTATATTTAGATGAAACTATTGAAGATGATATACAAGTAGAAGAAACAGAAGAAATTATTTCTACAGAACCAGTTGAAGAAGATGAACCTGAACCTGAACCGGAACCGGAACCGGAACCGGAACCGGAACCTGAAATCAATAATACTGATACAATACATGAAGAAATGTCTCTAGAAATTCCTCTTTTAGAAAAAGAAGATACTAATAATAATAGTAATAATAGTAATACTATACAATTCGACGATATTGATAGAGCTGTTGACTTAAATAATAAAATAGAAGAAATTCTTGCGCCAAAAACTGAGGAAAGACTACAACAAATTAGCAATGATAGAAATGAAGCCAGAAAAATAGAAGAATTGGAAGATGACGATTATGAAAATGATACAATTACTATTGGAGATAAAATTGATTTATCAGAACTAGACGTTCATACTTTAGATAACCCAAAACAATTAAATAAAGTTCCTATCGGATTAGAAGAAATTCAAATATTAACATAATTCATATAATTAACATAATTCGTTAAAATTTAATTAACTTTATTTATACATATTTAAAATGCAAGATATATTCATATACTCTTTAGCCATATGTACGGTGTTTTTTTTATATAAATTTCTAGAAATGAAATTTGTTCCTGAAGAAGAAAGGAAACCATTGAATGTTATTGTAAAGGAAACCTTAATTGTATATTTTGTATCAGTAATTGGTATTTATATATATTCTCAATTTGATAACTATAAAATATCTACTTCAAAATCTACCATGGCTTTTGTAGATAATCCAGCATTTTAATCCGTTTTATTTTTTGTGAAAAGATACAAAAATATAATAATTAAAAATTATTATTATATTTCTTATTTCTTATTTCTTATTTCTTATATCAAAACTGGATATTTATCAATATTCATAATATGTTTATTTTTATTTATTTTATTTTTACTTATAACATAATCTTTAAAAATTTCATTTTCCAACTGTTTACAAGGTATAGCGTTATGAATCGTTCTTGCTATCATTTTATATAACTTAAATTCTGGATATCGCTCTTCACCGTCTGTTTTATATAATATATTTCTACCTTTATCATCCATTAACCATTCATTTATCAATTTAGCTATTTTATTTTTCTTAATAATACGTTCAGCTTCATATAAATCTTCAATAAAATGGTCATATATACAACATGCTAACCTACATAAATCAAAACTAGGATTTGGCTCTAATCTAGGTTTTTTTTCATTAAAATATGGTTCACAATTATATTGTGATGCTGCATCTCCTTTAAAATGAAAACTATCACTACACATTATTTGTCCATTAAATTTATATATAGCTCTTCCAAAATCTATTAATTTATATATTTTTCCAAATGTGGGAACTTTATAATAATTATTATTATAGTGATAATAAATAAAACTTTTATCTGTATTTACAAACATAATATTGTTTGTATGAAGATCATTATGTGTAAATGAAAACATTTTTTGATAAGTTACGAGAGACATTATTATTTGAAACAAACAAGAAATCCATTCTTTATTATTAAGTAAATTGTTTTCCATTAAATAATCTAATGTATTATCGCATTTTTCTAGACAAATCATTTGAATTGGAAAATCATTTATTGAACAAGTAATATTTTCTTCTGATTCTGACCCCGAATATGACACTGAATCTGTTCCTGAATCTGAACATGAACTATCTAGTTCATCATTTGAATCACTATAACATGTATTTGATGATTTTGAACTACATGAAGAATCAGAATCAGAATCAGAATTAGAATTAGAATTAGAATCAGAATTAGAATCAGAATCAGAATTAGAATCATCTTTCTTTTTTAGAGAATGTTTATATATACATAAATCATTTAAGTTTTCATCTAGGGATTCATTTAAGTGTTCATTTAGGGGGTCAGTTAAGTTTTTATCTTGTGAAAATGTTTGATTTTCAGTGTTACCAGTTTCATTACCAAAAATTTTAAAATTATCATCGTTAAAATCTTCTATTTTTAGATCATGTATATTTTCACCAATAACCAATTTTTTTTTATTTGTTCTTGAGTGTATATTAAAAAAATTATCATAATCATTTGTTTCTACATTGAAAAATATATTTTTCTTTTCATGAAAAAAATCACTTTCATTTAAATAATCTAAATCATCTGCTATATTATATAAAAAATTCTCTTGGGTTCCTATAAAAGCACCATAATAATCTATACTATTTATAAAATTATATTCATGAAGCAACTGACTTGACAAATATGTAAAAAAACCATCTACATAAGCACTATTATTTTTATCCAATAATTTATGAAATTTATTTTTTTTTTCAAAAGTTGGCAATTCTATTGAATAGTTTTCTGATAAATCATATTTTCCTGTTAAAAACTTCAACGGGTCGAGTAATGGAGAGAATTTACAAAAAATTTCTTTTTCTAATAATACATCTGAATTATCTCTTATTTCTACATTTAATGTGTTTTTGGTTATTTCATTGTTAATTTTATTCAGATAGTATTTTTGGTTTAAATTAATATTATTAAAATTTACTGAATTCAGTGAAAAAAATTTTTCATATAATGGAACATAATTCTGTAAATTGCTAATACCTAAATTAGTTGATTCTTCTAAAGCACGAAACACATCCTCATTTTTTGTTTTTCGATAATACAAAGAAAAGTTCATTCTTTATTATTCTTATAATAAATATAATAATTAATTTTAACTTATTTTAGCGTATTTTAATTTATTTTTTAATATGTATTTTTTATAAATAAAGAATGAGTTTAGATTTAAGTAAGTTTGATATGAAAAATATTAGGTTTCGTTCTGATGAAAATAGCGGTCCAGTTGTTGTATTAATTGGTAGAAGAGATACCGGTAAAAGTTTTCTTGTGAGAGATTTACTCTATTATCATCAAGATATTCCAATTGGTACAGTTATATCAGGAACTGAAGCTGGTAATGGATTCTTTTCAGCACATGTTCCAAAATTATTTATTCATGATGAATATAAAACTGCTATTATAGAAAATATATTAAAAAGACAAAGGACCGTAATGAAGCAAATGAGAAAAGAAATGGATGCGTATAAGAAAACAAATATCGACCCGAGAGCATTTGTCATTTTAGATGATTGTCTATATGATAATAAATGGACAAAAGATAAAATGATGAGACTCCTGTTCATGAACGGTCGTCATTGGAAGGTCATGTTAATTATTACAATGCAATATCCATTAGGTATTCCTCCTAATTTAAGAACTAATATTGATTATGTTTTTATATTACGTGAACCCTATCTTTCCAATAGAAAAAGAATCTGGGAAAATTATGCTGGTATGTTTCCTACATTTGAATCATTCTGTCAGGTTATGGACCAATGTACAGAAGATTATGAGTGTTTAGTTATAAATAATAATGCCAAAACTAATAAATTACAAGAACAAATTTTTTGGTATAAGGCACAAAATCATAGTAATTTTAAATTGGGTTCAAAAGAATTTTGGGAATTATCTAAAAATATTAATAGTGATGATGAAGAAGATGACATATATGACCCTAATAGTGCTCAAAAACGCGGTGCTGGTCCAAAAATTAATGTTCGAAAAAATAAATGGTAATTAAATATTTGGATTAAATCATTGAATTAAATCTACATAAAATAATAAATAATATTAATAGCAATTAGGAATTAGCAATCGTGTAAAATAAATAATTTATAATAATTTAAAACTATTTGATAATTTTAAATTATATGAAACATGAAAATATCGAATCAAAATTATTATCTAATAAAATAGATAATGATAATTTTAAAATAACAGATGAATCAAATATATGACCTAAGAAGATTGAATATCATTTACAGAAACATTTACATAATCACTTCCATCTTTAAGACCATGATTATTATTCTTATCCATAACAACATTATCGCCTTCAAACAATTCTGTTTTAATATCTTCTAATGTAGCATTTTCTCCCATAGAAGTTTCTTGAGTATTCGTATTCGCAACAGATACTAAGTTGCCCTCAGCATTAATAGTTTGAGTAAGTTTAGCACCAGTTTCTAATGCTTTCTTTTTATTATCTTCAATAGCCTTTTGTTTAGATTCTTTAACACGAGTATCAAATTCATCCTTAGCTTTTTCTTCATTTTTATTTTTCTCACTCATGAGTTCATTTAAGGTTTCCTCCATATATTCAACACGACCCGTTTTATAAGCATCAGGGTGAAATGGAACCCAAATGCCAACAGGTCCAACATAAACATCATGATTAGGGTCGTTTTGTCTTAACAATTTACAACGTAGTTCAGCTTCTTGTTGAGAAGGGAAGCAGCCTCTAACTTTAATACCACGAACGGATGTTTGAAATTGATGTTCTTCATTAAATTCTTTTTCTAATTGTTCTTCATGTTTATCCATAAAATTTTTATAATCATCTTCAATAGAAGAATTAATTAAATTATCGCGTTCATCCTTAATAAATTCCTGAAAGTCTTTAGTAACTTTGTCAAAATCAATAGTGTATTTAAAAGAAACAAAATTTAAGAATTGTGTGAATTTTTCCATAGATTTTGAGAAATCCCAATTTTTTAGAAATTTTTCAAAGAAATACTTTTCTTTCTGTTTCAAGATTTCTTCTGGAGAAATAAAAGATAAACAAACAAACTTTTGACCGGCAATACCTTTATCTTCATCTAATAAATCAATATATTTAGCATTTTCGGTTCCATCGAAATTATTTTTAAGTTCGACGCATTTAGGTGGGTCAATTGGTTTAGAGAAACTCATTATAATTAATAATAATAATAACATTTAAGTGTTTTTCTTTTTAATTAATATATTGAGTGTTTTCTTTTTAAATTATATATTATTTTTTTCTTTTTAAATTATATAAGAATGACTAATATGTTAGATTTAGGTGAACTTGTTAAAAGAGCTATTAAATATTTGGTTGAAGGTTTAATGGTTGCTATTGTTGCTTACGCTATTCCCAAGAAAGGATTAAATTTAGATGAAGTTGCTCTAATTGCTTTAACTGCTGCTGCTACTTTCAGCATTCTTGATACTTATGTTCCAAGTTTAGCAGTTGGTGCTCGTTCTGGTGCTGGTTTTGGTATTGGTGCGAATTTGGTAAGATTTCCTGGTGGATTTTAAATAAAATAAATGTTAAGATAATAATATTGTCATAAAACCTGACTATATTATTTACTTAAAAAGTATAGAATGTATAACAAAATATAATTTAATAATGATAGTAATAAATTATATTTTAAATAGTTGGAATAAACTCCCAATCTAATTCTTTACATATTTTTTTCCAAATTTCATCTTGTTCGATTCGTTTTTCTCTATCTTTAAGCATTGGGAAGTATTCTAGAAATTGTGATTGATCTAATAATTCGCATAATTTATAAACAGTATAATAATAATTTAAAAAATTAACACGGTCGTCCGGACAATATTTTGCGTAAGGTCGTTGTATTTCCATAAATAAATTACATAATAAATCTTCTAATTCAGGACTCATAACTGGTGGTTTAATTCCCAATTTATCTTTAATAAACGGTATATGTTCGTAATATTTATTATATCCTAATTTTTTTAAAATTTCTTTGGCTTTTTTATTATTTAATTGTTTTACATCAATTCTTTCTTTTTTAATTTGATTTTTAATATTTTCAAGAACATCTTCGGGAATTTGTGTAGTTTCTTTTGCTTGGAATTGTGCTAAAATTTCTCTAAAATGATTTATTCTTTTATACGCATAAAAACATGCTTCTTTTGGTGGTTCTTTATAAGATGGTTTTTCATTTTCAACCAAATATTGTATGTGTTTATGACATATATTACAAACCATAATACCTTCATGTTCAATAGGTATTAATTCTCCTTTTTTACAATATTCACATAATTCTGTATTAAAAACAAAATTATTAATATCCATAAATGATTCGTCGATATTAGATAAATATTTTTGGATATTATCTTTAGCATGAGTATTGTTTTCATTGTCGTCGTCATTTTTAATTTTAAAAAAAGAATTTAATATTTTTGTTGGATTATTGTTTAATGATATTTTTTTCTTATTTTCAAAATAATTATAAATATATTTATTGTTATTTAAATAATATTTTTTTTTATCTTGTTTTATTTTTTTAATTTGAATATTAATATCTTTAATTAAGTCATTTAATTCTAATGTTTGGTCAATTGATATTGAATTATCATTTAACATATTCTTATAGTATTTTTTCTTACTTCTTAAATCTGGAAGAATAACATTTTCCTGATTTTCAAATTCATTTTCAATTTCTTTATGCTTATTATCTATTGTAATAATACTTTTTTCATCTAAAATAATTTTTTTATTTGTTTTATGTTTAAATGACATTTTATATATAATTACTTTAAATATTATATTTAATACATATTTTTATCTAATTATTTTCAAGTTATTTTTTTGTATAATTTTTCTCTCTATTTAACAAAATATGTCTATTAATATTGATATTGATAATTTTGAATTAGATAAATTAAATCCTGAAATATTAAACGTTATGAATTATTTAAATTATTATTTAGAAAATAATTGGAATATACAAAAAACAAAAAATAGTTATATTGTTAAAAAAAAAGATTTAAAAATTTTTATTTTATTAAACTCTACATTTATCGATATTAATGAAGACGATATATCAGACAAAAATAAATATATTTCATGTTTTTTATTTAATACATTAAATAATGGTTGGAAAATTAAAAAAAATAAAAATGAATATGTTTTTATTAAAAAACATGAAGGTAAAAAAGAATACATTAAACAAAATTATTTACATACATTTATGAAAGATAATTTTAAATTAAATTAAATTAACATTTTTAATGTAGATAAAATGTATTTTTACGGAAAAATATAATATTTAGCAATATATATAATATGGGAGGTGGTTTAATGCAACTCGTAGCTTATGGTGCCCAAGATGTATATCTTACTGGCAACCCTCAAATTACTTTTTGGAAAGTATCTTACAGACGTCACACTAATTTCGCAATGGAATCCATTGAACAAACATTCAATGGACAAGCCGATTTCGGTCGTCGTGTAACATGCACAATCAGCAGAAATGGTGATCTTGCTTACCGCACTTATTTTCAGGTAACTCTTCCTGAAATTAATCAACAAATGAAAAACAGCAGTGGTACTGCTACTGATGGTGTTTATGCTCGTTGGTTAGATTTCCCCGGAGAACAAATGATCTCTCAGGTTGAAGTTGAGATTGGTGGTCAAAGAATTGACCGTCAATATGGTGACTGGATGCACATCTGGAACCAACTTACTTCTACTTCTGAACAAAACCGTGGATACAACAAGATGGTTGGTAATACCACCCAACTTACCTTCATCACTGATCCTTCTTTCAATGATGTTGATGGTCCTTGTGAATCCAATGCTCCTCGTCAAGTATGCGCTCCTCGTAACGCTCTTCCCGAGACCACTCTTTACGTGCCTTTCCAATTCTGGTACTGCCGTAACCCAGGTCTTGCTCTTCCTTTAATTGCTCTTCAATACCACGAAGTCAAGATTAATCTTGATATTCGTCCTATTGATGAATGTTTATGGGCTGTTGGTACTCTAAACTGTACTACTAATGGAAGTCCCAGTACCAGTTCTGGTAAGGTAACAACTGCTTATAACCAATCCCTTGTTTCCGCTTCTCTATTCGTCGATTATGTCTTCTTAGATACTGATGAGCGCAGAAGAATGGCTCAAAACCCTCATGAATACCTAATTGAACAACTTCAATTCACTGGTGATGAATCCGTCGGTTCTTCCAGTAACAAGATTAAGTTGAATTTCAACCACCCTGTTAAGGAAATTATCTGGGTCGTCCAACCGGATGAGAACGTTGATTATTGTTCTTCTCTAGAATGTGGTCAATCTCTTTACTCTGTTCTTGGTGCTCAACCTTTCAACTACACTGATGCCATTGATGCTCTACCCAATGCTATCCACTCTTTCGGTGGTCCCGAAGGTATTGCTGAAACCAGTCAATCTTACATCACTCAAGATGGTCTATTCCAAGATGCTGGTGCAGTTGATGTTACTACTGCCAATTATTGGAGTACTAACGCTGGAACAACTACAACTGATTACAATGTTCCTAATATTGGATTTGCTGGTATCCAAAACTCTGGTGTCTCTGATGCTGGAACTTTTGTTATGTCCGAGACTTCTCTTGATATGCACTGTTGGGGTGAGAATCCTGTTGTTACATGTAAACTACAACTTAACGGTCAAGACAGATTCTCTGAACGTGAAGGTACATACTTTGACCTTGTTCAACCTTACCAACACCACACCAGAAGCCCCGATACTGGTATCAATGTTTATTCTTTTGCTCTTCGCCCTGAGGAACACCAACCCTCTGGTTCTTGCAACTTCTCCAGAATTGATAACGCCACTTTACAACTTGTTCTTTCCAACGCCACTGTTGAAGGTACCAAGACTGCTAAGGTCCGTGTCTACGCCACTAATTACAATGTCCTTCGTGTCATGAGCGGAATGGGCGGTTTGGCATATTCAAATTAAGCAGACGAAATAAACATTAAATCATAAAATAATAATTATTCATTCCAATTATTATTTTACATTTTTACTTACATTTTTTACAATCTTTACTGGTTAATTCATATCCCCAATGTTGTAATGTTTGACGAATCTTGGGACTAACATTATAATCATTATATTTTGCTTTTTTATCGTTAATCATATTGATTAACCATTTTCTAAATCTACTATTTGGACCAGCCGTTTTCATCCATCTACTTATTTGCCATTCATCATCTGGTCCTCGTTTGCCTTGATAAAAATCACAATACCATTGAACCCAACCATATGGATTGTTTTTAGTTATCCATTTCTTTTCCTCCCAAAATTCCAATGTTGTTCCTACTTTGACATTATATTTATTAATCGATTTATCGTATTCGTCCCATTCTGTAGTTAGCCAATCATTCGGAATACCTTTCCACCATGACTTTGGATAATCTAAATGTTTATTTTTGTATTTTTTCTTTGTAACTGATGAATATATAGGTCTCCAATATGTTCCACCAAAACTACCCATTTTAAATATTTCTCTCGGAGTTAAATTAGGTCTAAACTCAGGATAATCTGAAAAAACAATTTCTCCATTACTATTTTTATTTGGCATTTATTATATATATATGACATTATTTAGAAAAAATAATATATAAAGCTTTTTATTTATTATATAGAATGAACAAATTTATTAATAAAATGAGAGATATATCTACGTTTGGAAATAGAAAAATAGGCTCTATTATGAGTAAAGATTTATTATCACTATCCCTAATAATACCAAATATTCAACGAATTATAGACATTGATAAGGTAAATGATATAGTTGTATATCAAAAAAATGAATTAAAAGAGCGTGGTGTGTGTAATTTTTTTGGACTTATAAATATACATTTTTGTTATGAAACACAAGAATATTATTTAGTGGATGGACAACATAGATATGAAGCTATAAAAATATTATCAAAGTATAATAATATACCATTCGCTATTGAAGTAGTAGATGTATCTAGTTTAGATGAATTAAAAAAAAATTACTTAATTATAAATAAAAATACACCTCTTCCTGAATTTCCAGATACAATTGACAAGAATATTCCAGAAACTGTTGCCAAATATTTTAAAACAAAATATCCATCAATTTGGTCTAAAACAACGAGAGCAAGAAGACCTCATATTTATTTTAATTATTTTCAAGAAGCGATTGGATTTTTGTCCGAACAGTTAAAAATAAAAGACGCAGATATTTTACAAACAGTTGTTGTAGATTATAATGAAAGAATTATGAATTGGGATGTTACAGGATTACCTGATTATAAAAACATAAATGAACAATTATTAACAAAATGTAATGAAACTGGTATATATCTAGGATTATATAAACATATATCAGATGAATATAGGTATGAATGGGTACGTGATATAATTAAAGAACAAACCGGAGTAACAATTACAAAAACAAAGCCTGTTACAATTACAAAAACAACTATACCAAAGACACTTAAGACAAGTATATGGAATATGTATGTAGGAACTAAACATAGAACGGCATATTGTATATGTTGTAACGATAAAACGATTGCGGTTGAAAATTTTCACGCAGGACATATTATATCTGAACATAATAATGGAAAAACAAATACTGACAATTTATTACCTATTTGTAGTCAATGTAATTTATCAATGGGTAAAACAAATATGAATGAATTTATTGAAAAAACATATCCAAATAATATGAAAATATTCAATAGTCGAAAATGTAAAATACCACATACTGGATTCATTAAAAATTTATTTAATTAAAAAATTTATTATTTTAATATTATATAATAATGGCAATTGAAAGTAAAAATGTTTTTTTCATATTAGCTTCGTTTTTAATTTTTATTATAATTCTCTCTATGTTAGGGATTTTAGCACCGAATGATTATGATTATTCAAAAGAAGTCATAGTAAATACAAATAGAGAAGATATGTATTATCCTCCAGTATATTATGGCGCACCATATAGAAAAAATAATGTATATGCACCAAATGTATTTATGGGACGTGGTCCATATATTCGTCGTTATTATTAGTCATTATAATATTATTTTATTTAATAATATTATTTACATATATTCCTTTTTTATAGATTCATCCAAATATACTTTCTTACCAATTGCATTGATTATCTTGTTTATTTCCTTATCTTCATCTTCTATTATCGTCATCACATTTGATACTAATGCTATATATTTCATCTGTATATTCTCTCTTGTCATCCATCCATCATTCACATCTTGCCATTTATCTAGTTTCATTCTATTATTTAAAGCTGTCTTTTTTATACCACATAGTATTTTAATTAACTCCTTGTCTTTTTCCCAAACATCATTTTCTTTTACATAAATAGTCTTGCGTTTCGTATCCGTGCAATGGATTGGTCTCTCTAAAATATCCAATTCATTTAAACCATCAACCATCATATTAGTGATTGTGTTTGTTAATCCATTTTTAATTGTATTATCATATGTTTTATCGGTTATGGGGAGAGATTCGATAAAATCACTTAAATTCATGGCATTCTTACAATGTTCATTTAAAAACATATTAATATTAAATGTTTTGTTATTACAATTAGTATTATGACTATTATTACCAATTTGAGGTATCAGTTCTATCATTTTATTCATAAACTCTTGATTTTTTAAAATCATTTTAACCATAAATTCCTTGTCTATATCTTCTATATTAGATGAAGATTTTGATAATTTATTATCTTCATTAATGTAGCACTTCTTTTTATGATACCATAAACTATTTCTTGCTCCATATTCTTTACCACATTCACATATAAATTTAGTTTGGCATTTTTTGGCATTTTTTTGTTCAATAATAGTCGAATTTGTTCTATTTTTATGTTTTCGTGTTAATATATGTTTATTATAATTACTTAATTTGCTACATTTAAAGTCACATTTTTCACAACAATATATTTCGGCATTTTTTGGCATTATATTCATTCTAAATGTTCTATATTATTAGAATATAATAAAAGTTTTAATACTTTTCTGAAAAATATATAAAATCACAAAAAATTACAATAACAAAATAAAAATATTAAATTTCGTTTTCTTACCTTTATGCTCTGAACCACTTTTTTATCAACTTTTTCAATCCTTTTTCCAATAATCAAAAATGGACATACTTTTTATGTCCATTTTCTAAAATCCAAATACTCTTTGAAAAAAAAAGTTAAAAATATAAATATTAGATTTTTATAAATATTTTAAATATTTTAAATATATATATATATAATGTTATCAATAATCGAAAAAAAAATTAAACAATTAAGTAAATATGAAATTCAATGGTGTAATACAATGGGATTTATGAATCCATATGTAGATCCATTTCAATATTTCATATCTAAAAAAATCCCTGATTTTGATGGCCAAGCCTTTTATAAATATACAGACCATAATTTTGTTTATGATAAATTATGGGTAGCTCAATCACAGGGATTATTAGCAGGTGATTTGGATAAATTAAATGAAAATAAAAATATAGAACTTCCTATTTTTATAAAACCAAGATGGGGTCATGAAACCGCAAGCAGTAAAAATTGTTTTAAAATAAAATCATGGGACGAAATAAACAATCATAAAAATATTCCCGATATGATGTGGTCTGAATTTATTGACGCAAAAGAACAAATGACTGATTATTTTTTAATTAATGGAAAAATTGTACATCAAATAACATATATTTATTCGGACTCTCAAAATGAATTTATCGATGAATGGAAATATATAGACTGTGAAAGCAAACCCATTGCCAAGATAACAGATTGGGTTAATAGAAATATGGTCGGATTTACAGGTGCTGTAAATGTTCAATATAGAGATGATAAAATTATAGAAGTTGGTCTTCGTTTAGCTCGTGGAGGTGCATATATATTAAGTACTAAAAATAAATATTTGATTGAAAATATTAATAATGTTGCCGACAAAGGAACCTGGGAATATAATATTGAAAACAAAATGAAATTTACTCCATTTTATTCATTTAAATGTTATAGTACTGCACCACTAATATATGTATATCCACAATATGTATTAGATTATATAATGAAAAAACATAATTGTATGCCTTTTTATGAATATTATTTTGAACCTTCAGGAAAAAATGGAATGGTTGTACTTCAGTTTATGCATAAAAATTTTGAAGAAGGTATGAAAGCAAAAAAACATTTTGAATCTATGATTAATATGGCTCAATATACATTTCTTTTTCTTTTTCTGTTTTCTCTTATTATATTCCTTTTTAATAAAATAGTTGGAATTGTTATGATAATAATTGTTGGTGTATTGTTTAATACAAGATTTTTAAATCCAATGGGAACACAAATTTCACATTGGAAAGCTACAAAACAAATACTATTTAGCTAAACTAATTTAGTAATAATTATATTATTAACATTATCCATATATGTTTCAGCATAATGTATTGCGTATGAATATCCAGTATCCTTAATTATAACTAACATATTTTCAATGTCAATTATTAATTCTTTATATCTTTTTTTTAAGATTCTCAATAATATAGATATGTCAGCATCTTTATCTAACTCATCTGTATTTTTTAAAATTATTTCATTTATTATTATTTGACTTTGTACATAAATATATTCGTTCTGAATATAATCTAAATAATATTGGCGATATAAAAATGCATCCCTTAAGTTGTGTCTAATTTGTAATAATAATTTACATATATCATTATCAAGAACTGTTAAATCATAATGCGATTGTCTTTCTAATTGAGGTCTCGATATTATATGATATTTTCCGGCATCATCTTTATATACATTATATTCATTTATTTCTACTTTATTTAAAATAATATCATGTAATTTAGATGAACTAATCGTTGTCTTATTTTCAACTTCTTTTAAATAATCAATAAAATCATTATATTTATTTATTATTACATTATTATAATCTTTAATTCGTATTACGTCAACACATATGTCTAATAGTGTAATTTGTTGTATATTTACAAATAGATTGTTGTTTAAATAACATTTAATTTTATTAATAACCGTATCAATATAATTTATAATTTGTTTATCATCATTTTCTTCAATATTATCTGATAATCTTGTTCCTTCCCAAAAGTTATATTCTTGTTTCGTATTCATTTAATTTATGTTTATAAATATTAAAAATACATTATAATAGTTCAATTTTAATATAAAAAAATATAATTTTATTTATTTATTATTTAATTCAATCTATTTTTATTTATTTATTATTTAATTCAATCTATTTTTATTTATTTATTATTTAATTCAATCTATTTTTATTGTATTTTTCTTTTTCTAAATAGGAGTATTAAATAATTTATTCATATTATCTACTTCAGGTCTTACATCACTATGTTTAAATAATTTATCTAATAGTTCATCATCTCTAAAGCGAATAGTATACTCCTTACCTAGTTGATTACGACCAATACGTCCCATTGCTTGAATTGTTTTTTCTTGTGTCATATTAGTCAAGTCTTTGCTAATATATCCATGACAAAATTGATAATTTGTTCCGTAAATATAATCAGATGAAGCAATAATCATATATAATTTTTGTTCTTGTGCTAATTGTTTCATAATTTCAGTATAATTATTATCATGATTATTTGTAAATACACCAATACCCATTAATAATAATATTTTCCAAGTACTCTTAACCTCCATTAACATAATTTTTTCTACATCATTTGGATCAATATCACAAGAGAATTCTCTATCCAGTACTGTTTTTTCAGTCCATTTTCTTAAATGGTTCAGTTTATTAGGTATATACATTTCATCTAATGCGATTGTCTTTACAAGTTTATGTAAACCATCTATTTCAGAACGTAATTTTTTTTGTTCGGGAGTAAATACTTCTTTTGTCATTTTACGTTCTTTTTCAACTTCATCTCCAAGACTATCTTCAAGTGCTTTTTCTTTTTTTTTCAAAAGTTCTAATATTTTATCATTATGTTCTATTGCTTTCATCATATTATTGATAACTATTTCTGGTATTTTAATACTTTGTAATACAAACTTAGATATTTTTTCAGTATTGTCTGCTAAAAATATAGATGGTCCATCAACCAATGTGTGAGCGTCTTTTGTAGCAATATGAATATTAGATTCATATATGGATTTTCTTTCTGAATTAAAATGATTATAAATGTTAGACCATTGTCCTGGTAATATAGTTTGTAATAATTCTAAATAATGTATTTTTATATTATTCATATTCATATTAGTCAAATCATCATATTTTGTAGAAATTTTATATCTTTCATCTGTTATATAATTTTTTTTATTAACATAATAAATAAATTTAACTATTTCATTCAAATCAAAATATCTTAACATTGTTTTATTTTTATTACAATGTTGAATACATTCTTGTAATTCAGTATAATTCTCAAATTTCAGATGTGGCATTTCTATTTGGTTTTTAATATTTATCATTGGAATAGATTTATTACAATCGTGACTAACAATATTATAAACACGACTATCATTAAATCTTGCTGTAAAATCTAAAATAGTGTCTTGTAAATCTTCTTCATGAGGTAAAGTAGCAGATGATAAAATAATATTTGGAATAATATTTTTTTGCCATATATCAGAAATATAACTATGAAATTCATGTTCGGGATAATCCATCGTAATAGTTGGTTCATCCCAATACATAATCATATTATCTGTTTTATTAAAAGAATTCATATAATACATCGCATACAAGTATGATTTAATATCACAAATCATAATCTCAACATTATCTCCAACAGAATTATCTACTTTTTTTGTCCCGTCTTTATATTTAATATCTTTGCCAGTTGTATGATGTTTGATATATTCTTTTGCCGCAAAATAATGTAATCTAATATCAGATACATCATTACATCCAAAAGCAAAAGCAATTTTTTTACCCATTGATATAGCAGATTTTGCTAAGGCTAGTCCAACATGTCGAGCAGCACAAAGAAATAGAACCTTATGTGTTCCTGAAAGTCCTAATGGACTAAGTGTTTTTCCTGTTCCAGTAGGAGCAATATATAATACTAGTTTTGGTTTAGGATTTTTACAAATTGTAAATAATTGTTTTTGATGTTCATATAATTTATAATCTTGAAAAGATACTAATTGTTCATTTTTTTCAATTAAATCACTACTTTGTAAAAACATTTCATCTTTATTTAATTCCAAAGAATAATCAAGTAATACACCTTCTATAAATTTTTTAACATGGATGTTAATGTGTGTAATGCTTAATTTCATCAAATGATGCAGTGTATAATAAGATTTATTAAATAATACTGTTTTACTTTTATAACAATATTTCATTACCATTTCTGCTAGCGCTAATAAATGAAATTCGAATATAATATCCATACGTTCTTTAATATGTTTACTTATATTTTCTAATTTTAATTTTTCTACGGAATTTACTCTTTGAAATTTCATTATAGGTTCTACATTTGTATACACAAAATCATACTTTTTTATCATTTTTATTATAGGTTCTTTAAAATATTCTTTATAAATATGATTAATAACATTATCATTAGGTTCTAATGCTAAGAAATTAATCATAGATTGATTTTTATTATATACTATATTGACATTATCATATCCTTTAATAATAAGATTTAATATTTCTTTTTCATGTGATTTTATAGGAATCTCGGTAGTATCCCATTCTTTCTTACTAAGCTTTTGTTGATTTAAATCCATTTCTAATTAATTATTAATTGTATGTATTTAAATACATATAATTAATTTCAATTTTATTTTTAAAAAAATTGAAATTAATATTTATATTTATAATTTAAATATAAGTTATATAAATATATTATTAAAAATGAAGACAACAATTATTTATAGTATTGATGGCAATATTGGTTCTGGTAAATCTACACTATATAAAGATTTACAAGAATATTATAAAGATAATAATGATATAGGGTTCTGTCCTGAACCACTAGATGATTGGTGTTCTATAATTGATAAAGACGGGGTTCCTATATTAACAAATCTCTATAAAGATACAAAACAATATGCGTTTAGGTTTCAAATGATGGCCTATATATCAAGATTACATTTATTAAAATCAATAATTAAAAAGAATAAATATAAAGTTATTATTTGTGAAAGGTCTGTACACACAGATAGAAATGTATTTGCAAAAATGTTATACGATGATAATATGATTGAACATGATGAGTATCAAATATATACCATGTGGTTTAATGAGTTTTTAGATGAATTAAAAATAGAAGGAATCATATATGTGAATGCGAGTCCAGAAGTATGTTTTGATAGAGTTAAAATTAGAGGTAGAGACGGTGAAAATATTCCATTAGAATATTTACAAAAATGTCACGATTACCATGAATCATGGTTACAATATATAGAAAATAAAATAACAATTGAAGCAAATATAGATACAAGTGTTGTAGAAAATCAAAATATGCGCATTGAATGGGTAAATATAATAGATAAAGTTATATCAAGTAAATTAAATAATAATAACGAAACATTTAATGAAACAAATTATTCAACTCTTACATTTGATGGAGCATGTCGTGGAAATCCAAGCGATTTGATTGGAATCGGTTGTCTAATAACTAATAATGATAGAGTATTATGTAAAAAATCTGATTATTATATTATGAAAAACAGAGGAACAAATAATGTATCTGAATATATGGCTTTAATTGATGGACTACAAATGGCTATAGAACATAATATAAGTAATCTAAATATTGAAGGGGATTCACAACTTATAATAAATCAAATGACTGGTAAGTATAATGTAAAAGCTGAAAATCTAAAACCATTATATGAAGAAGCTAAATTATTAGCGGAGAATTTTGATAATATCAATTATAAACATATTAAACGTGAATATAATAAAGAAGCTGATAAATTGGCAAATGAGGCATTGGATAATGTATGTCCAGGATGTTATCCTAGATTCCAAGAAAATCAAATTGGTCATATGGATGAAGAAATTGGTTGTTTACGCCACCGCCATTGAATATTAAAAAAATAAAAATAGTATTAGTATAATAAAATTGTAAAAATAATTATTCATTTGTGATATAAATTTTATTTAATTTTGAATTTGGTTTATATTTTAAAATATCTAGTTCTTTTTTTGTTGTTGGAAATAATTCATCGCTATAAATATCCTGTAAACACAACCATTCAAATATTCCCCCTGGATATAAATATATATTTATAAATCCTAATTTACTCAATTGTTCATATTTATCATATATGGTCATATCGTTAGAATTTATTCCATAAATAATTATATTTATATTAATATTTTTAGAAATCAAATTATTAATAATAGATTCTTCATTTTTTATATCTATCGTATTAGGAATTAAACAATCTTGGTCACACGACGATATAGTATTAATAATTACATATTTATTTTTATTTTTTATAGCATATTGTATATCTTCAAAATTGATTCTTTGAATTGAGTTTTGGTTTCCCATATTAAATATCTAATTTTATCTATTATTAAATATTTAATTTTAAACCGTATTAATATTTTAATGATTATTAATCAAATTTAACAATAATCTCTACTTCTTCTTTTTTAATACTTTTAGAAGCAGAAACAGATAACTCTTCTCTTTTTTTACGTGTTTTATTGGTAAGTTTTTCTCTCTTTTTATCTTTGGCTGTACTATTTCGATTATTCATATCTTTTTCAATAGATAAATAATTATGTTCAATATAATCGATTACGTTATTTTCTATTGCCCATTTAAAAAAATTTAATTGTCCAATTGTTGTTTGAATATGAGAATTATCTTTATATGGAATATTAATTCTATCCCATCTACAAAAAGGATCAAATCTTTTTTTAGAATATGCTTTTAATTTTAATTTATAATCATTATATACCTTAAATCTATTAGTAAAACCTTGTAATTGATAAACCGTATAATTTTTTTTAGCATAATTCGTTGCGAACCAGTCAATTATACGAAGTGATATACGCGATTCGCCATTTATGATTCCTAACATTTTAGTCATATTATCATTTTTCTTATAAAATGTTAATAAATTATTTAATAATAAATCATTTTGTGTACTATAAAAAGTTGACATAATATGTTTATATTTTAATGAAATCTATATTTAAATACTTTATTAATTATATTATTTTGTTTTATGTTGTTTCTAAATTCGAATTTTGCGGAGTTAAAAACTTTTCTTGATTTTGTAAATCTTCTAAATAATTGTTTGATAAAAATGGATTTAAATTAGTTTGGGCTACCATTTCACGCTGATTCATTTTTTCAAATTGTTTCTCTCTAATTTTATTATTATTATTATTATTATTATTATTATTATTGTTAATAAATTCATTACCTTCTTGTAGTATTGTTTCCATTACATTATTCCCAATAGATTTATGTTTTTCATTTAATTTACTTCTTTTATATAAATTCTCTCTTATATTTGGTGACCATTTTAAAAATGAATATTCGTTCATATATGTTAAATATTATTTTTAAAATTGTTTTCTAACTATTCTTATTTCTTTTCCTCTTTTAAAACGTTCATTATCCATATTCCCTCTTTTAATATTACATTCTAAACAAGAAATTATTACATTATCTGTATTATGACCAATCTCATTATTAATTCTATCCAATGTCCATTGTTTTTTCTCAAATGTAGTTTTATACAGTAAGTAACATTTTTCCTTACAATATATACATTTTATTTTTGACATCATTAATTTTTCAATTGTTTCGTTGAGAGAAATTAAATTTTTAATATCAAGTATATTATTTTTTATATCTTGGGTTTTATATCCTGTAATTTTTTTATTTATTTCTTTTTTTATAAATGTATCATGTTCAAATACGTTTTCTAGATATAGTTTGTTAATTATTTCTATTTGTTTTTTATTCGTCATAAATTCATCTGGTAAATTCCACGATAAACATTCTTTTCGCTTTGGTGTTTTTATATTATTTATTTTATCTATATTTCGCTTTCCTTTTATTTCAATACTCTTCATTAAAACTTAATAATATAATTATTTATTTATATTATTTTAAAATAATATAAACTCTTCACTATAGTATTATATATAATATAATGAATAATGAATGCCATGAATTAAAAAATATAAAATATAAATCTATGCTTTTAACAGGAAATATAGAAGAAAAGAAAGAAATTGTAGAAAATTTATCTAATATGGACATTTTTTTAGAAGATGAAAAAAAAAACATTTCTAATGAACCATGGACTAAATTAGATAAAACTACCAAATTAATAAAATTTAATCATTTTGTTAATGAGTATAGTATTGAACAAAAATATTCTGAATTAAATAAAAATGAATTAATGAATTTCCTATCTACAACTTTAGATAGTAAACGATTATTAAAAGCTAAAGAAGTATTATATAATAAAGAAAATGGAAAAATTACATCAATTCCATCATTGATTTATAATAATACTTCTAAAAAATTTACACTTAAAAGATGTGATAAACGACCATCTACTCTTAAATCACTTGCTCCAAAGAAAAATAAGAATAAAAAAAATGATAAAATTGATAAAATTGATATAAACAATTAAATATATAATATATTAACTAATAATTAATATGTTATATATCTCTCAAATTCCATTATTAAATGATAATAAACCATTTTTTACAACAAATGAAACCGATGAAACCGATGAAATTAAATTAACAATGGCAAATATGATGGACAATTATATTGAATCAGACCCCTTAAAATTTGGTAATCATAATTTTGAATATAATTTACAATCATATGTCATTGATAATATGACATTATTACTTAATAATTTATATGATAATGATACCAATCCGCATATTCTTAAAATTGAACTTAATAATTTATATGATATTGTCAATAAAATATATTTTAAACAATTTTATCCTAAACGGTCCTATCATAACACCTTTATTAGAATTAAACCACATATTACTAAAACATATAATAAAATATTTCACATTGAAAATAAACCACAACCTGTTCAAAGAACAACTGAATGGTATCAGTTTCGATATAATTTAATTACCGCTAGTAATGCTTGGAAAGCTTTAAAATCAGACGCATGTATTAATCAATTAGTTGTAGAAAAATGTAAACCGTTAGATACGAAGAAATATGATGTTGTTAATACAAATACTCCTATGCATCATGGAACTAAATATGAAGAAGTTTCTATTATGTATTATGAAAAAAAATATAACACAAAAGTTAAAGATTATGGGTGTATTAAACATGATACATATGATTTTTTAGGTGCTTCACCTGATGGTATTAATGTTGATAGTAGTTCCGATAGATATGGTCGTATGTTAGAAATTAAAAATCCAACAACGAGAGAATTAACTGGTATTCCAAAGGAAGATTATTGGATTCAAATGCAATTACAAATGGAAGTATGTAATTTAAATGAATGTGATTTTTTAGAAACAGTTTTCAAGGAATATGAATCAAGAGAAGATTTTATACAAGATGGTACTTTCACCTATTCTAATAATGATGAATTAAAAGGAGTTATAATGTATTTTATGAAAGATGGAAAACCATATTATGAATATATGCCATTATATTTATCAGAAAATGAATTTGAAACATGGGAACACGATATTATGAATAAAAATTCAAATTTACAATGGGTAACTAACTTATATTGGCGTCTTGAAGATTATAGCTGTATTTTAGTATTAAGAAATAAATTATGGTTTCAACATGCCATACATAAAATTGAAAATGTATGGGATATTATTAAAAAAGAAAGGGTATCTGGTTATGAACACCGATTACCAAAAAAAAAGAACAAAACGTTAAAATCAAATACGATGATTGATGAATCTAAAAATAAATGTTTAATAAATGTTGATAATATTCAAAATCAAATTATTTATGTGAATACGGAATCATAAAATAATTCATATTTATTCTTGAATATCATCCGGACACAATATTTTTTCTGAACCATAGTAATTAACTCTTATTTTAGATGATATAAATGGAATTGGATTTGGAGTTTTGGGAATTTCTATTTTTTTATTATCATATAGACCACCACAAAAATCAGCAGGCGAACAATTCCCATTATCAGGTGTTTGCCAATATCTAATATTATTAGTGCCTTGATTATTTGTCGAATGGATTAATGATTGGTTGTAATTGTCTTCATAACTATTTGTAGATATACCCATATGTTCTTTATTTGGATAATCGTGTAATATTGGTTTATCTACACTTAATGGATAGTTTCCAGGAGTTAAATTAACGAATCCTTCAAAATGATTACCAACAATTGGAATACTTATTAAAGCAAATAATAATGCTAAAATAAGAAATGTTATTTTTTTATTAAACATCTTCATATATAAAATAAAAATATAAAAAATAAATTTATAATATTATTAATTTATTTTTTATATTATAAATTTACTTGTTTATACATTATACATTATACATTATACATAACACAATTTAAATGATTTTCTACACAGTGGACAATTGTGTGAGTTCAACTGATTCACACAATCCATACACATCTCATGATTACATTCTGTTAAACAGTTTGATTCTTCTAAACACACACAACACTTATCAGTAAACACAATATTCTCTTTTTTTATAGTTTTTATTTGCTTATACAATTTATATTTTCCATTAATTATTTTATATGTTAAACCATGATTATTTAAACTAACTAACCATTTGATGAATTCTTGATTAATACAATCCCATCTATATGCGAATTCATTTAAAGCACTAATATCAATAGTAGGTTTGATTTCTAGTAACCACTTGGCTAAGTCTAAATGATCATGATAACAACTGTCTCTAAATGCTAGTTCATTTAGAGCACTAATGTCAATCGTAGGTTTGATTTCTAGTAACCACTTGGCTAAGTCTAAATGACCAGACTTACAAATTATTCTAAATGCGAATTCATTTTGAGCACTAATATCAATCGTAGGGTTGATTTCTAGTAACCACTTGACTACATCTAAATGACCATTTTCACAACTTATTCTAAATGCGTATTCATTATCAGCACTAATATCAATATCAGGTTTGATTTCTAGTAACCACTTGACTACATCTAAATGACCAGACCTACAAATTATTCTAAATGCGAATTCACTATCAGCACTAATATCAATTGTAGGTTTGATTTCTAGTAACCACTTGGCTAAGTCTAAATGACCATTTTCACAACTTATTCTAAATGCGAATTCATTTTTAGCACTAATATCAATCGTAGGTTTGATTTCTAGTAACCACTTGGCGAAGTCTAAATGACCATATAGACAACTTAATCCAAATGCTCCTTCAGTTTGAGCACTAATATCAATCGTAGGTTTGATTTCGTATAACCACTTGGCTAAGTCTAAATAACCATTATAACAACTCCATCTAAATGCGTATTCATTTTTAGCACTAATATCAATCGTAGGTTTGATTTCTAGTAACCACTTGGCTACATCTAAATGACCATTTTTACAACTTACTGTAAATGCTCTTTCATTATGAGCACTAATGTCAATAGTAGGTTTTAAGTTGTATATTTTTTTGACATCATCAAAACATCCGTTTTTACACATAAACCGAAATAATTTATCGTAATTAATATCCATTTAATTATTTATTTTAATTATTTATTATTTATTATTTATTATTATCTAGTATGATTTAATAATAAAAAAATATAACATTAAAACAAATCAATTTTATTAAAAAATATAAACTAGTTATATTT